CCGCACCATTACTACCAACAATTAAATTTGTTCTTCCTTCTGTAAGGTCAATCTCACTAAAAACATTTCCAGTTGATAGAAAATTCTTCCAACGGATCTTTTCAAAAATTATCATTCTAAATTGTCAGGTGGTATTATAAAATCGTCAGGTGTGATGATGGAAAATTTTTGTCCTCTTTGCTGACATGCATCTATTATAACATGATCTTCCATTTCCACAACCCTCATGGAAGGATATTCTGTTATATCTTCTAACATTGTAAGATATCTATTTGCATCATCTTCTATTTGAAATATAGGTATAACCCTATTTTTATCTGCATCAAACAAAGAATATACTCCATCAGCATGGTTTTCTAGTGTAAGTACAAACATTATCCAACGTTACAACTCTCAATATATAGGGATCTCATGACATTCTTGAGTGAAGGTTTGTCTACAGCGATATCCACTTCGTCAATATATTCATTCAAAAGAGTCATTGTATCCTTAGTCTTTAAGTCTACATCATCAATGTCATCTGTGTCAACTAGGGTTTCTACTATCTTGACATCATGTGCTCCTACGTTGTAAAGGCGATCAACCAATGTCTCGAACATTCGGTAGTCTCTTTTTTCTTCAACGATGATCTTGACGTACTTGTCTTTATAATTAGATACATTTGATTTGTTGTAGTCATACTTGGCATCATCGTAGAAGATCTTGTCAAATATTTCGTAAGGATTTCTGACAAATTTAAGTCTATCAGTTTCAGTATCGTAGATATGAAATCCACGAGAATCTTTGTAATCATTCCAATACATCTGATAAGGATTGCCAAGGTATTGTACATTACCTCTTTTTGATTTATGATGGAAATGTCCTGACCATACACGATCAAAGTTTTTAAAATCACTCACAGAAAATCCACCATCAAAATGCATGCCTGGTGTAACTTCAAAACCATCAACTTCCATGTGACTACACATGATGTCAGCATTACTACTCTTCATAGTTTCTACTGCTTCTTTCTTATTCTCAGAATTAATCCAAGGCATCATAAGAAAATTTTTACCACCAACAGTTATATGTTCTGGTGAAGAATAGATAGTTATATTCTCATAATTTTCTAATAATAACTCAGGAGAATTTATCTTATTAGTATTCTTATAGTAAGTACAATGATTGCCAAGAATCATATGCACGTTGTAATCTTTTAATCTCTCGAAGTAATTAGTCTTAACTCTGTTAAAAGTATTATAATCCAGAGACTTTCTATTATCAAAGGTGTCGCCAAGGTCAAATACCGTTGTAATACCTTCTTTCTCAAGAATTGGGAAAAATATGTTATCATAAAATTTTTGAAAGTAATTCCAGAACGGAAGAGAACCCTTACGTCCATCTAAATGTTGATCAGTTATTAGTGCTATCTTCATCTTTCTTCCATTCCTTTTTTTCGTAATCAAAGTTAGGGTGAGGGGCAGCAGAAATCACTGGGTCTTTAGTCTTGTTTTTAATAACAATAAATCTATCAGCAGCAAATGTCCCTGCTAAATTCACCTCAATCTCATCTCCATCTTTCCAGTTAACAGTGCCATCCTTTTTAGTATGTCGCATTGCTTCTTGGATCTTTTCAATAATTTCAGTTGTTAATTCCATAGGGTGTTAAATCGTAATAAGGGATTTCTAATGGTTCACCCTTAAGTGGTGTTGGTTGTCCTATCTTGTCTAAGATCTCAGCAGGAATTTTTTTCTTAGAAATATCATAGGGTATCGGTGCGTTTGCTACACACACTCTAATACATTCCCACTGTTCCTCAGTAAAAAAATTATTGTGATATCCGTGGCGATTAATCATCGTGGTCATCCCAAGGATCTGCTAATCCTTCGTTTGCAAAGAATGCTTTATACACTCCAAATCCTGCTAACAATACTATAATTACTATAAATGAAATAGCAAAAGTGATGTTTGGATTTGCATTATAATGTGGTATGATTGCATTGCATTTAGTCCAAGTACCTGGCAATGTATAGACAGGTGGACAAGACAGCAATAGATCTCTTATAGCTAACATTTCTGTTCCCATTAATTTATCCAATCTGGTTTGCGAGATGGGTCACGTAGATAGTTGGTAGCAACCCAAGGTTTAGATGCAACATAACGTTTGTATGCAGTGAAGATGTCAATACTTGTATCGTACTTGAACTCGTCAGGACCTGCAAATGTAAATGATTTTGGTAAGTACGGTGCAGGTGCAGAAGGAATAATAGTTGTTGCTTCCTCTAATGTTTTCTCACAACTATGAACCTTAGCATATCTCCATTGATATTCATTGCACAAAGCTAGACCATGGGCAAGTAACCACCATGTATTTTCTAGGCAAGAGTTTGCCCATACAGTGCATGGATGATTACGAAATGCACCTTTCTCTGTCTTGTATGGTTGACCATCAAGACGATGCAACTCACCATAACCATGACCCCACTTGTCGGAGCATACAATAGAAAGCATCTGACAAGTTTCTAGAGGCATCTTGACAATATGCTTGTCAGGTAGATGTCTAGCAGATTTAGTTGGTGATGGGTCAGTTACAAAAATATTCAAGGTTCTAATGCAATGTAGTAAGTTAAGTCTACATCAGTATTAGTCCATTCGGAAATCAAATGTTTAGATACCTTAACAGTATAGTCACCTGGTAGAACACGAATGTTCTCAATCTTAAGGTCAAGAGAAAAGGTGCCAGTAGTACTACCTGCCAAGGTGAGATCGTAAGTATTACTGGTATCATTTTCTTTGTCTCTGAGAATAAGTTTGATAGTATCAGATCCTTCTTCGGAAAAGAATGTAAGATCAGGCAAGCTATAAATGGCGGATGCCTTCTGTAATGCTAGAAGATCATCACTAGAAAGATTGAACTGAAGATCAGAACCAGGAAAATTTACATTTCTTTCTGGTGCAGACTTAAGAGTAATCTCAGGATCAGAAAAGTAATACTTAGCAGATTGACGACCACCTTTTATGTTTACAAAATCAGAAGTTGTAAACTCTAATTGAGGATCGTTGAACAAAGAGATACCACTAAGAAACTGACTTAGGTCATAGATCGCAAAGTCAGAGGGGAATACTTCTTCACCAGTAAACTTTGCTAGAATATTCTCTGCATTAGAGATTGTTCTTACAGTACTTCCTTTACGAAAAACAATAGAAGAGTTGATCGTACTAAAATTTTTAAGAACGTCTAGTGTCTTTTTAGATAAAGTAACTTTACTCATGATGTAGATTTGTTGTGAAAATGTAAAAGTAGCACTGCATAGTGAACAACTTTGAAGATGTCCTGCTTTGCTGTGCCCTTCTTGTCATAGCGTGAAGCATATTTTAGTATGTTAGACCTACAGAATGCTTCTGCGTCACCAATAGCATCAATAAGATCAAGGGTTTGAACCCCATCACTTTGACTATAGTGTGCTCCATAGGTATTGGAGATGTAGTCAGAGATCTCGTCAAGAATCTCTTTCTCATTGTATTTCAATTCTTACTCCAGACATGTTCTATGTCTCCATGATAACATTGAAATTCATTTCCGTCAAGGTCAATCACATTTATTTTATGTGTTGGTCTCCACTCTTCTCCCTCATCTCCTAAGATGCGAACACTCCTACCGTCTTTAAGACGGAGGATGTGTCCGAGGTATCCATCAAACGGTTTCGTCATTCTCCTCCTTATCAAGATCAACTCCCGCATCAATCTTATCATACAACTCAATGAAAGATTGCTTAGTCTCTTCATCAAAACGATTGACGCAAACTTTAATAGCTTTTACACGATTGTTCCAGATAGCATATGCTCTCATGATGTGAACAAGTCTACGTGTACTGATGACCTCATCAATACCACCATCTTTGAAAGTTCTACGGATGATGTCTGCCCAGTTAGAAAGATTCTCACAAAACTCTTTGTCGTTCTTACCAACAGTGATAGCAACTTTCTCAAGAATCTTCTGCTCTGTCTTAGGAGTAGGATACTCTTGCTCAAATGTCAAAGCAAATCTCTCAAGGAATGCTTCGTTCAAAACATTAGTACCGATGAATCTACCATCATCAGAACCTTTACCTTTTGTGTTGGCAGTAGCGATGATGTTGAATCCTTTAGCAGGTTGTATGTACTTACCGATCTTCTTGAGGAAAATACCTTTACCTTCAAGAACAGATTGTAGACATAGAATCTTGTTAGATGCAAGATCAACTTCGTCTAGAAGTAGTACAGCTCCCCTTTCCAAAGCTTCAACCACAGGTCCGTTGTGCCAAACAGTATTACCATTAACAAGACGGAACCCACCAATAAGATCGTCTTCATCGGTTTCAATAGTGATGTTCACACGTATTAATTCTCTATTTAGAGTTGCACATGCTTGCTCAACAGAGAACGTTTTACCATTACCTGACATACCAGTAATGAAAACTGGATAGAATAATTTTGATTGAATAACTTTTTTTACGTCAGGAAAGTTACCGAAAGGAACATAACTATCATCCTTAGCAGGAATCAAATTTTGTACGACGGCGGGCATAGCTGCAGGTGCATTGAAAGTTTGCTCAAGTTTTTCTTGAACAGTAAGATTCCACTTACCAATGCCTTGCTTATAAGATTTAAGTCTTTTCTTTACAGTAGCAAGAGAGCAATTGAAATGCTCAGATGCTTCAAAGAGTTGCTTAGTGTTTACCTCAGTACCTACCTTATCAGAAAGGTATGTAACTAGGTCTTCAGTTGTAACAGGAACTGGTTCAAAAGGCATGGGTCTAATAATGATGTGTATGAATATAGTATAGGGTGTGGTGGGGTTGTGATCAACCCCTTGTGTGCCACTTTGTCAACTGACATACCCTATGAAAGAACTGAGTAGTTTTTTGTTGGTAGATTTGTTACCTAGCATCTTCTTGAATGCTTTGGAGATCTCACCTTTTTGAGCACCAGACTCAACATTGAACTCAACATCTTTGTTTAGTGATCTGCTATTGATAACATACAATGCACTGTATGCTTTTGGATTAGTTATAATAGCAGACTTCTCTTTCTTCCACTGCTTTTGTATCTCAGTATACTTTTCAAAGTTTGCATACCTACCAACAAAACCAGAGAGTGAAGAACCATCAAGAATACGGAACCCAATAACATTTACAGCAGGATTACGGTCACGTAATTGTTGGATGAAAATGTTAGTGCAATTGTCATACTCAAAAGGAGCATAAGTGCGACCAGTTTTACGATCACGAAGAACTGCTGACCAATCAAGACGACGAACATGAACCTTGTACTCTTCTTTGTATTCATCATAATACTCTTTACCATATCCAGTTGTACATCCTTCGCCATCAGATAAGATGCAAAGATTTACTTTCTGTAGATCATTCTGTTTCTGGAAATTAGGAATGATGTAGTTCATCATAACTATTGCTTCATTCAAAGGAGTTCCAGAAAGTTGAAGACCTATTGTGTACTGGTAGTTAGTGTAGTTTCTGTAGTAAGAAGCTTCTCTCCAGAGATTCCTGCACATACGCTCATAGTCTCTACCATTAGAACGAGATGAAATAAAGTTTACTAAGTGGAACCAATCATCATTAATGTAAACCTCATTCTTTACAGCATTCTCTTTCTTGTATGAATAAGAATCATAATCAGGAGACTTGCTATCATTCTGTATGGCACGTTCTGCAACAATCCAATCATTAGTAAATCCATAAACCTCAAATGGAATCTGAACTTTTTTACAGAATGCAGTTAGGTTAAGTAACTGTTTTACAGTTGCAAGAATCTCATTCTGCATAGAACCAGACCAATCAAGAAGGAATAGAAGACCGTGATTCTTACCATCAGGAAGAATAGTTATTTTTTTGAAGATGTCTTCGTTATAAAGATAAGTATGTAACTTTGTAGTATCAAGGACACCAGTCTTAGATTGACCAGAACGAGCATAAGCGTCAGCAGACTTACGGCACTCAAATTCTTTAACAAGATAGTTTACCTCCTTCTGAGATTGCTTACGAAACTCATTGTATAGTTGGTCAACATCTGCATAAGCAATAGACTCAACTGCTTGACTATCAATCCAGTCGTGTAGTTTCTTCCAATCAACAACATGTTTATCTAGGTTAACTTTCTCAGGAATCTCAACATAGGTTAGATCTTTTGAGTCAGGAGAAGAAAGTTTTTCTGATGCATCATCAAAAGAACGTTGAGTTGAAGATTGATCTCCACCTTCAGAACCTGCACCATCTTCTTCATCTTCATCATCCCATTCATCAATAATATCCTCTTCAATCTCAGGTTCAACATTTGCATGAGTACCACCAGAAGATGCTCCACCTGCTTGAGGTTTTGCATTTGGTTGATCTTGCTCATCACTAGATTCAGTATCTTT